CTCGGTGCCCCCTCATCGTCCTACTCAAAAGCTACGGAGCCTATGGCCCAGCAGGGTATGTTTGAGGACGGTACCGGGTCTTTTTGCGCGTGCGGTCATTCGTGGTCCACGGACCATTCAGAACTTGGCTGCCTAATGGGCTGCTCGCATGAGTTGTGTTTCTCTTCGCCTGGAGCGCCGCATGTCGGATGAAATCAAGACGGGCGAAGAAAGCATGACCACCGAGGAGCAGGTGCGCGTGAACTCGCGTGAGCATCTGTGGCGCTCTGCGCTGTGGGCGGGATTTGCGCACGGCGAAGAGATCATTCAGGCGCTGAAGGACGGCAAGCGGCCTTGGTTCAACGAGCTTGCGCCCCTTGATGTGCATGAGCGCGTGTTCATCATGTCGCAGATTTGCAAGTATTTCTTTCCCGAGATGACCGGCGAGAACGAGAAAAACGCTGTAAAGATGCTCGGCAAGTTGTACGGCGTGAAGCGCACGACGCGCATGGAGCGACGCTATGCCCATTGAGTTTCGAGATTTTACGGTTGGCGGCGAACGCTCTGGAGTTCCCGGTAAGTTGCCTGACAACAAAGAGCATCGCTGGTGGATGCTCAAGGGTCAGGACGCGGCTGACGTTATCAGCGGCACGCTGAACCTGATCCGCGACGCGCAGTCGCTTCGTGCCACGCAGTGGATTGTTAGCTCGCGTCTGTACGGTAACCTTGCGCCCACTACGCTTGCGGGCGTGTCGTTCAGCAAGTTGGCCGCGCAGCAGCCGGCACTTCGTGACCGTATCAGCTACAACCTTGTGCAGTCGGTGGTAGATACCGTTTGTTCGCGCGTTACGCGCAACAGGCCCAAGCCGTTGTTTCTGACGAGCGGCGGCGACTATCGCAAGCAGCGAGAAGCCAAGAAATTGAACGCATTTCTGGACGGCGTGTTCTACGAGAACCAGACGCATCAGATTGGCTCGATTGTGTTTCGAGACGCGGCTGTCTGGGGCGACGGTTTTATCCATGTGTTCGCGAAGGGTGACCGCGTTTGCCATGAGCGCGTGATGTCCAGCGAGATCTTTGCGGACGACGTGGAGGCGCTGTACGGCATTCCGCGTCAGATGCACCGCGTCAAGCAGGTGGATCGTCAGGTGCTGTTTGACATGTTCCCCGAGGACGCGGACAAGATCGCTGGAGCCAAGCCGTCGCGTACTGAAGAGAACGGACGCAGCATGGTTTCCGACATGCTGACGGTTCGCGAGTCGTGGCATCTGCCCAGCGGTCCTGGGGCTGATGACGGCAAGCACTGCATTACGATTGACGGCGCGGTGCTGGGCGAGATGGAGCCTTGGCCGCACTCGTTTTTTCCGTTTGCCCGCTGCCAGTGGTCGCCGCGCCTGTACGGATATTGGGGGCAGGGCCTCGCGGAGCAGCTTCAGAACATTCAGCTTGAGATCAATAAGCTGCTCTGGGTGATCCAGCGTTCAATGCACCTGATGGGCTCGTTTAAGGTGTTCGTTGAAAACGGCTCCAAAATTGTGAAGGAGCATCTGAACAACGACGTGGGCAGCATCATCAGCTACACGGGCATCCCGCCGCAGTATGTGACGCCTCCGATTGTTGCCCCCGAGGTGTACGCGCACCTTCAGACGCTGATCAACAAGGGCTACGAGCAGGCCGGCATCTCGCAGCTTGCGGCATCGTCGCTGAAGCCCGAGGGTCTGAACAGCGGTCGCGCTATCCGCGAGTTCAACGACATCCAAAGCGACCGTTTGCAGGTACCGTCCAAGTCCTACGAGGACATGTTCATGGACGTGGCGCGGATGTCGAGTGAGGTCGTGAAGATGATTGCGGCCAAGGAGGGCGGCTACGCTGTTCGCACTCCCGGCAAGAAGTCCGTTGACACGATTGAGTGGAAAAACATCAAGCTGGATCAAGACGATTATGTGATGCAGTGCTATCCGGTGTCGTCGCTGCCCAGCGATCCTGCCGGTCGCTTGGCGACGATTCAAGAGTACGCGCAGGCTGGATTCCTGTCTCCTCGACAGGCGCGTCGGCTGCTTGACTTTCCTGACCTTGATCAGGTGGAGAGCCTTGCTAATGCGGAAGAGGACTACCTTACTGGCGTCTTTGACCGCATCGTGGATGCTGGTGACTATACCTCCCCGGATCCGCTGGATGACCTGGCGCTCTCCAAGCAGTTGTGTCTGGAGTATTACGCCAAAGGCAAGGCTAACAACCTTCGCGAAGACCGACTTGAGATGCTGAGGCGATACCTCCAGCAGATCAGCGAAATTGAGCAGGCCATGATGCCGCCCGCGCCGCCGATGCCGATGCCGGGAGCAACCGGAGCGCCGCTTGCGCCTCCGATGCCCATGCCTGCAAGTGAACTGGTACCGAATGTCCCGGTACAGTAACCAAGGAGTGACCGCATGGCAGTTGAAGGTACGATGACAAATATGGTGACCGGCACGATTGGTCAGCCTGTGGCCGAGGCACCCGCGCCTACGGCTCAGGAAGTTCTGGGTGGACCGCCGGCAGAGGCTGCTGCACCTGCACCGGAGCCGGTGGCCGAGAAACCGCCCGAGAAGCCTCGCGCCGATCGTTTTGCGATGCTGGCTCGCAAGGAGCAGGATCTGCTTCGTAAGCAGCAGGCGGTGCGTCAGCAGCAGCAGATTCTGGCGCAGCAGGCAGAGCAGTTGCGTGCATTTGAGCAGGCCAAGAAGCAGGCTGTGCTGAATCCGCTGGACGTGCTCAAACAGCTTGGCCTGACGTATGAGCAGATCACCGAGTATGTGTTGAACGACAACAAGCCGACCCCAAATGCCGAGGTTATGTCGGTGCGGCAGGAGCTTGAGGAGTTCAAGCGAGCGCAGCGCGAGGAGCAGCAGCAGCTTCTTCAGCAGCAGCGTGAAATGCTCGCGCAGGAGCAGCAGCAGACGATTGCCGCATTCCGAGAGGAAGTTGGCGAGTATGTCCAGCAGCATTCCGAAACTTATGAGTTGACATCGCTTTATGGCGGTGCAAATCTTGTTTCCGATGTGATCGAAGAGCATTTTAAGCAGAGCGGGAAGTTGATGACGATTCCCGAGGCTGCAAAGCTCGTCGAGGAACATTACGAAGACCTGGCCCGTAAGGCCCAGCAGACCAAGAAGTTCGCAGCGACGCAGCAGCAAGTGGCCTCATCGCAGGGACAGTCGGCAGCCCCGGTTCCGAAGCTCGGACCCACGCTGTCGAATAACCTGAGTGCAAGTGTGGCAGCGGCTCCGAAGTCATCGCGCTCTGACGCGGATCGGATCGCAGCAGCACTCGCCCGACTTGAGGGACGTTAGCCACTAGGTACGGCAGCGACGCAAGACGAAGAATCCCTGTTTGATTGACTGACAACTCTCCACTGGTAGCGCATGGCGCGCTCGACGTGGATTTGCAGACGCGCATGGAGCGTAGTCTGCGGTAGGAATCACTATGTCTTGGCCTAACCCTGGTACTCCTCCGACTCCCGCACTGAACCAGAGCGGCGGTCCCTCGTTCTCGTTTGACCTTGGCGCTGCCAACGCGGCCCTCAAGGAACTTTACGACGACCAGAAGATTGCGAACCTGGTCTACAAGAACAACCCGTTCCTTGCGATGGTCCCGAAGATGGAGGAGTTCGGCGGTAAGTACATGCCGATCCCCCTGATCGTGAACACCTCGCAGGGCCGCAGCAACACCTTCTCGCAGGCGCAGTCGCAGCAGACCGCTGCCACGATTGAGTCGTTTGCTCTGACGCGCTCCAGCAACTACAGCATCGCGCAGATTGATAACCAGACGATGTTGGCGTCGAATACCGACAAGATGGCGTTCATCAACGGCGCGACCGTGGTGATCGACGGCGCGATCCGCGCTCTGACCAACTCGCTTGCCACGCAGCTTTTCCGCGCGGGCGATGGTTCGCTCGGCACCGTTGGTTCGTACAACAGCGTGACCGGCGTTCTTACGCTGTCGAACCCGTCTGACGTTGTGAACTTTGAAGTCAACATGACGCTTCAGACGCGCAATGCTAGCTCGGGCGCGATCACCAGCACGGGTTCGGGCTTCTCGATTGCCGTCAACCGCACCGCTGGCACCGTGACCATTTCGTCCAGCATGGGTGGCACCGCCGGTTACGCCTGGGGTCCGACCGCTGGCGATATCGTCTGCGTTGTTGGCGACTACGGCCTTGCGCTGAAGGGCCTTGCGGCGTGGATCCCCACGACCACTCCTGCGTCCAACGACTCGTTCTTTGGCGTGAATCGTTCGACCGACCCGACGCGCCTTGCTGGCGTGCGTTTCGACGGTTCCTCGGAAAGCATTGAAGAGGCCGTGATCGACGCCTCGCTCCTCGTCGCTCGCGAAGGTGGCACGCCGGACGTGTGCATCATGAACTTCGCCTCGTACGCCGCGCT